GGTAAAGCCACACCGAGCGCCTCCGAGGAGGGTCGGGGGAAAAACCAGATGAATTCGCGTTCATCGCACATGCAGGTGCATACAAATATGCCAGTGAAAAACTGAGAGGTTCGGCCTAGTCAAATACAAGACCTCTTTACATCCTCGTACCGTCGTTTTAGTGATTTTAGTGACGGCGAGTGTATGCGGTGGGTTGTGTTTACTATATTATTACTGTGCAACCAAACCAGGATCGAAATTTATAAATTTGACACAATTTTTATGTGACCCGGGTGGGGTTGTATATAAATAAGTGTTTGAATTGGATATCTTATTTTTAACACGCGTGTTAAGCAAGAGTGCTCAGCGAATGAGGCATCCAGTTGCCTTTCCGCCCCATCGGTTGATGTGTGTTACGCTTAGCAAGGATTGAGACCGGATCAAGCGCATCAGAATATGCGCGGTCAACCTGGCCTCGCCAAGGCAAAATGTAAGGATCATATCCAATAGTCGCGATTTGATGCCCGCCAATACTTTTACCTGTATATTGTGAGGCAACCGCGCCACCTAGGGAATGACCGATTATGCGCTTGGGTTGGTAACGCTGAACGGCGGCGGCCGTGGTATCGAAGCGAGATGTCAATAGACTTTCCCCGCCAAACACGAAAGCCGCATCAGTTATTGCGTCGCGGATCGTCCGCGTTCCGGCGATCGCGAGTGTATGACTAGTTGTGTCAAATGTCACACCTCTCTCGGTCGCATAAGCAGTTTGCAACAACTGCACGTCACGCGAACCCGCTCCTTCCTACATGCTACCTGCCCAGTCTTTCTGAGTTGCGCTGCCTTCGGGAAGATTCTTTAGGTCTTGAGCTTTCGCTTCTGCATTATCACGAACGGCATTTATAATTTGCGCAGGAGCCGTTGGAATCGCCTGCATAGACTGTCCTGGAACACTCTCGAGAGGCCAACGTGTATAATACGATGCCCTGATTGTGACAGAATAATCTTGAACTGCGGTTGTTGGCTCGAACAGATAGACAATTGTTGACATTGGTCGGACAGCCTGATCCGCCAAATGGTCGCGGGGTGGACTGAATATGTGGTCAAAGAAGTCGTTGCCTAGTATTTCGCCCCGAAACGGGTGGAACTGGCTGTAACTGACCGGGTCAACAGGAAAACTGATCAATTGCTGTGGCGTGGTGAATTGTTGGGCGCTTGTCATGCGACTGTAAGGTGAGTTTCGAACACCACTAATCACAGCACTCAACTCGCCCACTGCCGGATCATTTGGACGTCCAGGCAGCCTTTGTGATGAATTTAAGGTTACGATACGACCGGCACGATGCATCGCGTTGGTGGTATTCACAACATTCACACTTAGCTTCATGGCACGTGCAGCGCTCGGCCCACCGCTGCCAGATGATTCTTTTAACGTAGGGATGGTTAAAATCGAACCACTAAGAACTACTCCCGATAAATCGGTGTGAACCAAGTAAGCGACTGAACCGGAATCCCCAGTGTTCTGACAAATGAGCAGGGTATACTCCCAATTGCTTCCGTCACAATGCTGAAAATGCTCACGGACCATTCCCGTGTGTGGCAAGGCCTTTCCGTCCGAAAGAACTGTTGGCACCGGGTATTGGCAGATAGGATCCAAATAATTGGGAATCTTAAGGCCCATGGTGGCTCCAGGTTTTTGTTTCCGGGCGGGTGTGGGAGCTGCTTTTGGGCGTGCCGCGTTTGCTGGTGCATTGCGCGTGAAACGTCCTCCATTTCCTCGCGTAGGTTGCGAGCGTTGTGGCTTGCCATTATTGAGCTGCTGTCGGTGGTATGTATTGCGTAACTGCTGCTTTTGCGAGGCTGGAGCCTTCGCAATCGCTGCCAGTTGCTTCGCTGTCAGAGTCATGTTTAGAACAGCAATCACACTCGATATGATCAAGTTGCAACAGTGGCCCTCCTGGAAACACCTTGTCCAGTAATGCGCCCGTGGTGTATAATTCAGATATCCACACAGATTTTGTTATAATAGTAGAATATTACTACGTATTATGTGTATAATATAGTTTTCTCAGTTTAGCACACAGCAGATCCTGCAGTGCTGAGTCTTTGATGTGCCGAAGCACGAGTGTTACCAGTATTTCTCAGGCGGTTACCTGTGCCAAAATGGCTAGTTATTTAACTACCGTCTGTTTCACCTGCCAAACCCGCTTGGAACTCGCGTTTTTGGCAGGGGCCACCACGCCTCGATTCTTCTGCTGTTGAGGAGGCGTGGTGGAGGCAACTGTTGTTTTCTTATTGGAATGCTTCTTATTTCCTCTTCTAGTTGCCTTCCGGACCGGAATCTCTTTTTGCTCTTCGGATAGAGTTAGACCGTCTCGTTCATGAGCATTTGAACTGCCCGGGAGATGGATTGATGCATTGGCTTGTAAGCATCTCTCCACCCCGTCACGCTTATCGGCCTGTTTAGCGCCATGTGTCTTATGTCCAGTGTCTACAATAGCAGTATGAGAACATCGGGATCCGCCCGCCACCTGGTGACCAAGGTCTCCTTCGACTAAAAGGCCAGGTGGTGCCGTTGGCGTCTTGGGGGATACAGATGGCTCTATCTGTACCTTGTCTGGCGAACAACTGTTGCCCCGTCGTTCAGCCATGTTCTCCTGCTGGCCTCGACACTTCGTCCGTGCCAACCCTCGCTCTACTAACCCATCTACCGCCTGGCCGTCCTCCGTCCACTTAATTTCATTTCTTGATGGGCTCGCGGCTCGTAACACTGGGAAGTTCTCCGTGTAGTGCATTGTTGCTGTTTCTTGCACATTTGTAACTTTAGGTGTGGGCCCCCAAACTTTAGGTGTGGCCTCAACAGGTTCTTGTTCAGCAGTTAATTTATGGACTCCTTTACCAGGTATGAACACCTCCGCCGCAGGGTTGAACTTAGTACCGACTGGTGGGTGTCGGCGCTGTTTCTGCTGCGGTGTTAGCCATGGCTCCGGTGTTACCGGTTTGTTGCCGTGGTCGTGTATTCCACGTAGCATTAACGACGTCTGTCGAAAATTTTGTGCCTCCGCTGATGGTGTTGCTTCTGTGTTTTTCTGCGTGTACACGATTATATTGAAATTATCATTCTTGAACACTTCAAATAACAAGTCCTTCACGTCGCGCCATGCGAGCTGGTCCAGACCACACCCGATTCTTGGCATGGCTAGATTAGTTTCTTGCTTTTCTCGCATTTCTGCACGCATAAACTCAAGTGACTTCTTAAGATCTGGAAGTGTTGGCTTAGAATGATATTTTTGTTTTGTCACCAAGTAATAGATGGAGGATTTTCCGCGGGAGTGCATGCCTGAGCCAAGGCTCGCTGACTCGCCTACCTTTGCACGTTGTGCTAAGAGAGTTTTCTTACCTCCAAACCGTTTTAAGAATTGCGTGGCAATGCCTGCCGACATCGCTAAATCCTTCGATACACAGTGACATAAGGAATATTTATTACTAGCGTCAAACAGATTTCCTCCTACTTCTTTGATGCGGCATTTCGGCAGGTAGTTTTTTATTTCATCTACTAGGGTTTCGCCCAGTTTGATAGGTGGGCCACCGCCGCGAGTAGGTATAGGCGGGTATACAGTGTTACCAACCCGTGTCTCTGTAGTGTCGCATTCCTGGCAATATTTTTCGTGTCCTGGCAGCCCGTACCAGTCTAAGAGACTGGTCAGGGTTGAGTCGCAAGTCAAACATTCTGCCGTGGGCTCTCTCTGACCGGTGTGTATAGCTTCGTAGCAGTTGTAACAATAACGGTAGTCGACTGTTACTTCCCCTTGCGGGCCAGTCTGCGTTAATGGTATTCCAAATGAGTCGAGAAGGGGTATGGTGCGTGAGCAACCTTTACAGAAAACACATTGAATGTAATCCGTACTTGACCCCGCTCCCGCGTCTTGCTCGCTAGGGTCGTCGTCGTCCTCGAGGAATTTAAGAACGCCTCCGCCCCGGTCCAAAGCGCTTGGTGAGCTTCTGTTTTGTGAACCTGTCTGTGAACCTATTGAACTGGGATTTCTGGATAGTGTCACATCGTGATCTGATCCAATTTCCCAGCCTCCTAACGATGATGTCGGACTCGCCTGCTGTTGCGCCTGTACAGGAATGAGTGGTGTTTGCCACGTTCCTTGCACCTGCACCTCAGCTGCGTGTTCTTCGTGGCTCTCTGTAGTTGTCAGCAGCCTTTCTCCGAGTTCAATGTCATCATCTCTTGTTACCACGGGTTCTTGTTTTCTTATCATGCTTGATAAATACATCATTCCCGAGCGAAGTCTATCCCGCACATTAGATAGATTTGGTTTCGAAAGACCCGCGGAGCCTGTGGCTCCACTAGGCACCCCAGTTTCTGTGGTATCATCGTCGTCAGACGATATATCGTATACCTCAGTTTCGCAAACTGGATTGGCGTGTGTGTTCTCCACGCCGCCGGTGCTGGACGGATCTCTCACGTCAGCAAGTTTACCGGGCCTGCTAGGTGGTGCCCCTTGCGTTGTCCAATACGCAGGGAAATCGGCGTATTGCAGCTTTTCTCTCTTCAGAGCTACGTCGATACACTCCTTAGTCAAGCCTAATGCCCTAGATACATCAGAGGATATGGGAAAGTCTTCGAAGAATGACTCGGGTCGGAGCATGTGTTTATCTCCTATCTCCGCTTCACTCATGACTTTGTCAGCTGCAGCCCATTCCTTCTTGAGTCGTTTGATCTGATTCGGGGTGAGATCTTTGATGTTTTTAAAATGCGACACTTTCACCATTGCCCACGGACTGAACGGGGCATTTGCTATTTCGTCATTTATTTGCGCTAAGCACTGCGACAAGGATTTATCTCCGTCTTGTAATCCTTTACGCTTATCGTCATCACTGTAGACTGTGCCAGCATCCCACGATTTAATTTGTTTATAAAACCGCAAGAAAACCGCGCGTGCGAAGTGTCGTACCACTAGTGTGGATTTTAGTGAGATTACTCTTTGCCATATGTCCGTGCATATCATTTGAACCTCGCTTTGTGTTAATGAGGTTGTCAATTGATCTGCTGGCACGTTTGGGCGCTTTATTTTGTATGCTATCAAGCGGCCCATGTTTCTCTCAAGTTTGCCGACGTGTATATATCTGTTGCCGCAGAGTACATGATAACGGGACAACACTTCAGCATCTGTTGTCTCTTCTTCCGCGGAACACACATCGAGTAACTTGAAATACTCGGCAAATCTTTCAATGCGCTCTTGCTTATTCTGGTATCTCCCTGGGGTTATCCCTTGTAGGTTGTCGTCGCCGTCGCCGATAGTTGTGCGGCGCTTTCCTGCTAGCGTTTGGATAATGGCCTTCTTTCCTTCAACTTCACCTAGGCATCTCACGTCTTCTGCACATTCGAGCATTAGAACCAGCCATCTGTTCATTAAAGAAGTCATACGTTCTCCTGAGAATAAAATCGAATCTTGAGGAGACATCAACAGTGTTATGTAGCTCATACACCATTTTATCTTCCTGCTTTCTTGGTGGACACCTTGTTTAGTACCGTATGAAGCTACGATATTCTTATGTGCGTCCAGCACGTGATCGAAATTCCGCAGGCGCTTCTGCAAGTAAGCCTCAACGTGTTTCAGGACTTTCGTTGCTATGCCTCGTAGTCTTCTACGATCGTTGAGCGTCCATGAACTGTCCATCGCTGAGTAGTCGTCCGACTCTGGTTTTAACCCGTTCTTTCTCATATCTTTCAACAACTCTGCCATAGCGTCGTCACATTGTTCCAGAGTCAATTTTTTCGTAATGAGATGTGGGAATTTTTCTTTCATTAGATTTTCCAGTGGACAAATTGACATCGCGTCCTCCATGTTGGAGACTGGGCCAAGATCGCCAATTCCGCGTGCATGCTTGGTCTCCGCCAAACACAGTTCATCACGCTTGACGAAGCCTTTTAAAATGCGATTTGTCTTTTGTCTCAACCAGCCCTCGGGGTTGGTACCCTTGTCTGCTGGGTCTGGTCCAGACTGTAGCGCTTGTTCTGCCTTTTCTGGCATCTCGTCTTTCATAGTTTCACTCCATTTCTCAGGACATTTGAACCATGAAATGTATTTAATCACTTGGATCGCGGCTTTTTCGAATTCCTCTCCGATAACGTCTGCCACGAAATCCAACCGTTTCTCCACTTCCTTCGTAGGTTTCGGGAGGTTACCCCCCTTCGTCGGGTGCTGTAGTTCACGCAAGTGCCGGTGGGCACAGCTGATCTCATTTTCCTTCGATGAGCCAAGCGATTTTATAATGTTTGTGATGCACGGACCACCAATGATGGCCGTACAGTCTTTTTCTGTTTTTGAATCGCCGGGAAGCACAACCTTTGAACCTTTCTGTCTGTCCGCGAAGAGTTGGTCTTGTGATTTTTCTTTGATCTCCACCGATGGTCTTAACTTATTCGGTGCGGCAGTCGACGTTCTGCTATCTAGCATTGTGTACGTCGTTGGAGTAAGCTCTTCCGTTTCTGCTATGGTGCTTATACTCACCACAGCCGGAGGTGCCTCCTCTGCTTCTTCCCCTTCACTTTGATCGCATAATACAGCGACCCCCAAAGCCGAGGCCGCCGTTAGCAGTTTGATGACTGCCACATATTGAACGCTTGCCATGCCGGGCATTTTGCGCGCAGCGTCACGAGCTGAATTTGTACAGCGTGTTTGTACTGGACACGCTGCTGTAGTATCGATAGACGTCTTCTCTTGCTCTGCATTCCAGATGTCCGCGACCGCATTCGTCCATTCCTGCGTTGATACACGAAATACGATGTAGGATTGCTTCCAGCCGAAAAACTTTGTGCAGTAAGACCCAGCGATGCAAATGGCCAACAACCACCAAAATGCGCAGTGATGCTCAATTAGTGGGTTAGCATTTCGCATCCAAATCAACTGGAATAATATGCTGTGCACGCTGCGTATAGCCACGTTGTAAATCAACCATGGGAGCATGCATAGTACTGTCAACCAGTTTTGAGTCCAAAGCTTCCGCATATAGCGGTAGACAAGTGTGTGTGGTGTACGTCCATAGATCAAATCCAAGTCGTCCTCCTCCATTGCGATACGGACGAGGCAGCTGTGCTGCGTGTGGGTACCTTTAGGTAGCTGATACCCGTCTTTAAAGACACGCATATTGCATAGCACGCTTAGTAAAGTGTTCCAATCCCTCCAGACTTTGCTCACCGAGGTACGTCGGTTCTTTGGTTTCAACTGTGAATCACAGTAAAGTCTGGGCATATGGTAACTGGGTTGCTGCACATTGTTTTTACCCCCCCCCGCTTGCGAAGCAAGCATAGCCATTCAGGGTGTCTTGTGGACCAGGAGTAAGAACAAGTGCAGCACATGCAAACCCTCCAAGGAGGGATCCGCAACGCAGGCTACAGGTTTTCGCTTTCCAGGCGGCTACCTGAG